ATTCACTTATTAGAATTTCCAGGTAAATTTTATCTGATACCATATGACGTCTATGCCGATGCTGGCACTACAGCCGCATATATTGCTGCATTTGATGAACACAAAAAAATCTATTTAATAGGATTTGACGGACACGAGCCGGGTTGGAATAATAATGTCTATGCTGGTACTAAAGGATACGACCCTAAAGATAGTACTATAGAACATAGTGAGTGGATTTCGAACCATAAAAAAGTAATTGATACCTACGATGATGTAGACTTTGTATGGGTAACACCAAAAGGTACCAATCTAATACCAGAAGAACTTAAACCTTGTTTAAATTTTAGACAGATTACGTTTAGACAGCTTGTATTAGAGTGCGACCTATAAGACTGCTTCTAACGTTTTAATTTTATCTACAACACTGGCAAAATTGATAGTACGCCAAACCCCAGGATGCAAGGGTTTGGGATGATCTTCTAACTCTACCCAACAATATCCACGATGTTCACTATTTAAAATAGGAACGAATTCTTCGTCGACTGCAATAAGGAAAGTGTGATAGTTAAAATGTCCGTTGTCACTGGTAAATTTTTCAATGGGGATAACTTTTGTTTCTGAAAAGTCGTAGCCCAGCTCTTCATCTAATTCACGATATAAGCTAGACAGTAGATGTTCACCAGCTTCAATACCACCACCGCCTAATCCCCAAGTGCCTGCGTACTTTTTGCTGTTACGTAATAAGAATAGATAGCGTTGAGTACTAGTGCTGTAGATAAACGTGCCCACACCCTCTATAAGACTAGAGTCCACAGCCCCTCTTTGTACTCGCCCTCGAAACTTTTTAGCCATTGATCGCCATTCCATTTATATTGAATACCTGTAGTCAGGTTACTTACATATTGTAAACTCGTATCACTCTGGCTGTCAAATGAAACCACCCCACGACTGCCGTTATATTGAATAATATCATTAGCATGTGCAACTAAGTCAACCCCGTCTGCACCTCGCCAGGCAATCGCGCCATCACCGGGTGCATTATTAAAACTACCAATGTCGTGTAATATTAGATAGCGTGTGCCTACGCTGGGATTGGCAACACTAGCAGCTGTAATATTAATTGGATTAATGATAGCATCAATGGCTGTTAATGTGTTACCCGGTTTAGTATCAATATCGACGTTAAAAATTAATTGCGTGTCATCTGTTGGGTGATAACTAACAGTACCAATAACCTCAGTTATGCCGTCTTCTTGTAATAATCTAACTTGACTGATGCCATTTTGCAATTCACCGTAGACGTTGATTAAACTACTCCATATATCTTTAGTGCCGATTTTAGTAGGAGTCACTTGAACTTCTGGGTTTCTAGGATCAGTAACTTCGCTAACTTTAAGTAAGGTTAATGTATTGTTGATTAATAGTACACCGTACATTAACGGAGTGAAATATTGACGATTGCCTAGTAGGTTATCGTCGTTGAGTATGCTTTCGTTTAGATCGCCGTTATCATCATGTATACTAGCAATAATTTTTTGAATAACGCCAAGTTTCTTAACTTTGGCAGGGGGACTAATCCACACTGGTAATTTAAATGTTAGCGTAGCGATATCGATTGGATTTTCTGTACCAATCGGCACACTGCGGCTTGTCCAGCTAATATTGTCTAAATATACAACACTAAGGCTAGTCCAGTCAATGTAATTATCGGTGCTTTGGATTTCTAATGCCGGGTTGAATAACACCTGTAGTTGCTCTATTAGTTGTAATTTTTGTTTGGTGTTGCTAGTCCAGATATCTAATTTAAGTTCTAAGGTATAAGGAACAGGCATCATGCGCTCGATGGTAAAAGCATTGCCTTGTCTATTTTCATACTCTTGTGTTTGTTCGTTGTAGTAGCGTTCACGAATATTCATTTTACCAACGAAGTCCGGTTGTTGAACACGGTCACGATCATAGGCAATACCATTGATATACACTGTCATAGCAGGCACGGCAGGCATAACACTACCGCTACTGTTATTATTGATAATCATTTGTACTTGGCGACTACTATCACCCCAATACACCGGCACACGTTGATAGGCTAAATTACCGTTACGGTCCGCACCAAACTCTACTTGAAAGCCCGATACAATGCGAATGAATTGCGCTAAGAAGCGTTCAATCTGAGCATCATAAAAAAATTGCTGATTTGCTATGGCCATTATAAGTTATCCGCTGATGGACGTAGGGCCTGACTTAAGCTCTGACGTTCGTTAATTACATGAGTGTAGACTGAATATTCTAATACGTCGCCTACTTTTAGTACACTTGACACAGTAAATGATACATTGCCGGTGGTATTAGCTATAGTACTAGTAATAGGCAACCCGTTTAGATTGGTGCGTACTCCGTAAGTGTTTACGTAACGTACATTAGTTAATACAGTACCGTATGGGTTTACGTTACTTAGAGTAAATGATACTGTGGCTGCGTTTGCTGGTGGAGTATATGGACTTGATACACGTATAGCGTCCCAGGCAATGGCATTACTCATAAATTTGCCAGTATTGTTTATAAAGCCACTGCGTTGAGTGGTGTTGTTTATACCAGGTGTTAAGTTTGTTCTCACCGCATCTTCTACCTTAACCCAACGACGACCGTCATAACGGAATAGTCTATTAGGCACATAATCTAAGCGCAAGTAGAAATCGCCCACATGCGGACCTAACGGGAAACTCAGTCCGGCAGCAACACTAGCACCGTTTGGTGGTAGGCCATCGCCCGTTAAGTAACCTTCTACTTTGGTTGGTGAAGTAATAGTTTGGTAACTAGCATCATCTACTGTAGAACTAGCATCTACTACTTGCCCGTTTACAATACGTGCCGCAGTGCTTGCATCCGGAGCACTAGGATCCACAGGATTGCCGTTTGAGTCAACCGCTTCTGTATAGATAGCACTAGTATCGTACCCACTTGCAGGTACATCAGCCTCTGCACGCTGTACAACAGCATCATTGATACTAATCAGCGTATTATATGTGCTTAACAAATTACCAAGTGCTCGGTCGTCACTGTCAATAACACCGTCGCCATTCATGTCAATGTTATTAAGTATGTCTTTGTATTCTTGACTGTCTACTAACGGTGCCAGTTTAACACGCCATAAGTGTGGATACCATAACGGACTAAAGCCTTCAGCTGCACGAGTAGCATCTTGCACTACATAAAAACGTTTCAGTGCTACACTAATAGTATCATCCAATGGATAAAAATCTTTAAGGAACGGCATTTCTAACACATCACCTACCATAATCTTACGACCGAGCGAGTCGATCATGTCATTTAGGTGAAATGTAGCAAATATAGTATCGCCGGTTAAGAATAGGCCAAACTGTGTAAGGTCAAAGTCACTGTCGTTGACACGGAACTGTGTACGCATTGTATAAACACTAGTGTCGTACTTACGATCACGGTTTTCTAAGAACAGCATGTCTTGGATACTAGTGATACTAGTGCCGCCGGCTTCTGTAGCACTGATATTACCAGTGTTCTGTGGTCCTAGGTACTTGTGTAGATTGATATCAACACCGCCCACAGTGAACATTTCACTGATGGTCTTATCAAAAAATTGATAATCGCTACCTTTGGTAGGACGGTATAAACTTAAACGTGGCATTAGTAATTCCTAATTATCTAGTATTTATCGCCGATTGACAACAAGAGAAATAGATGCTATAATACGAAAATGGAGAATAAGATACAGACTAGTATAGATTGGCCGGATGTACAAAAACGTATAGAAGCACCTATACACAGCATGAAAAAGTATAGCCATGAAATGTGGAACATCAGTCATAATATTGGGCTAATGGTTAAAGACATAAGTAAAGAAGAAATCAATTGTCGTAGATACCAGAAACAAACTAGACTACATAAAGAATTAGTTGACAAAGTCAATGAAGAGATAGCAAACTATGAACGTATGATAACGTTTGCTGTATTACTAACGGGTTGACAAATTACCAAAAAGGCTATATAATGTTAATAATGACTATAGAAGAAGCATACGCAGAAATACAAGGGTTTGGTGAAATGAGCGGTGTCCGTAACTTATGGGCGGCGCTTAAGGCAGTCGAAAGTGAATGGGACGATATAGATCCCTATACAAAAACAGCCTACAAAATGGTTAAACGTGAGTTAGAAAAGGAAATGACCAATGGCAATTAAAATTGATGGTGCAAAGAAGAAAGCTAAAGTAACTAGAGATCCTATTTTTGCAGATGAAAAAGCGATGGGTGGTGAACCAGTTTGGGATACCGAACGTGCGCTTAAGATGGACGAAGCAGAGTTTGACCATAATATGCGTCAAAGTCTACGCTACTACAACTATTTTTATTCCAGCAAAGAACTTAAGAAGTATTTGGTTGATTGGTTAAAGCAAACTGCTGGTGTTGCCCATAAACTAGATGCGGTAACTATTACACGCTTTGCTAAAAGCACAGACGGATACACTCCGTTAACTGCTCCTGCACTGATTAAAGCACATACACAAGGCATGCCGTTATTAGAACGACATATTAAATATATCATTGGTGTTGTTCATCGTACATTAGAATTAGATGATGCAGATGAAAGGACAGTTGAGGTCGATCCTAAAGAAAAGGCCGCTAAGATTGAAGTTAAGGCGCCTACAATACAAGATCGTATGAATGTAATAGCAGAGAAGCATGAGCTTCATTTCTTAGAGTTAGAAGACAGCCTATACGAAGGTAAAACTGTAGATCCTAAAGCATACGATTACCTAATAGGTAAGAATGTGCCGCAGGCTATGCTAGGTAAAATTGTAGCTATATTTGAAAGTCACTATGCTGAGTTCCAAGAAGCTAAGACAACTAAAGATGAAGATCTTAAAGATGCTTATGCTTATATGAAAACAGCAGATTGGAAACGTTATGATGCGTTCTATACTGCCCTGTTTGATGGATTTACACAATACGGACAGGTTAAGAAAGCAACTAAGAAAGCAAGTGTACGTAAACCACCTGCCAAAGAGAAACTTGTTGCTAAACTTAAATATCTAAAAACAGAAACCACACTTAAGCTAGTAAGCGTTAACCCGGTAGATATCATTGGTGCACAGGTCTTATGGGTCTACAATGCTAAAACTCGCAAACTTGGTAAGTATGTAGCTGAAGAATTAGGTGGAGCCTTAAATGTTAAAGGTACTACTATTATAGGATACAGTGAAGCCAAGAGTACACAGAAAACTGTACGTAAACCTGAGGTACAGTTGAAAGAGTTTATGAGTGCTAATAAAGTAGAACTACGCAAGTTTTTAGAAAACATTAAAACTACAGAAGTTAAACTTACAGGACGTATCAACGAAGATACAGTCCTACTAAAAATTCAATAATTGAATTAACCTGTTATACTAAAAACATAATAAATATAGTATAACAGGATAATTTAAATGTCTTTATTACCAGCAAACGTTACAGCACAGGGCAACCTAACAGCCACCGGCAGTCTTCTAACAGATAGCCTTTATAATCCATATACAGGTTCGGGCTCGGGACAAATTGCGTTTGATGCTAATCTCCAAGCTCAATTAACTACAGTACAAAGTCTACAAAACGATATAGTTGACTATATCCGCCTACGCTTAGGCTATGGTATGATTGATGTCGAAGCCGATAAAGAACATTTTGACATGGGTATTAAACAAGCCCTTATTCGTTATCGTCAAAAGAGTTCTAACAGTGTAGAGGAAAGTTATGCGTTTTTAGATTTATATCCAGAAACACAAGAATACATCTTACCTAATACTATTATGGAAGTTAAACAAATTTATCGTCGTGGTATTGGTAGTGTAACAGGTACCTCAGCTAGTCAATTTGAGCCATTTTCTAGTGGTTACTTAAACACTTATATGTTAGTAGCTGGCCGTGTTGGTGGGTTAACCAACTATGAATTGTTCGTAGACTATCAAAAGCTGGCGATGCGTATGTTTGGTGGCTTTATGAACTTCTATTGGAACAAAGTTACTAAAAAACTTACTCTTGTTCGTAAAATTCCATTCCAAGGTAGCGGTGCTACCTTAAGATTAAGAAGTTTATCAGCTACCGGTACCGCACCGGGTAGTACTGTCACATTCCAAATTTCTAATCAAGGACCATGGCAGGGTGTGAGTGTTGGTAGTGTTGTGACTATTACAGGTTGCGGTGTGTCGGGATACAACGGCACATATACTATTACCACGGTAGATCCTACACAACAATTTTTTACATTTTTAAACACAGCAGCATTGGGATCAACAGTAGTAAACGACATGGCGCTAGCATCTACTTATGTAAGTTCTCCTAGCACACCAGAAACAGCCGTCACTGAAACAGTTATGTTACATGTGTTCAACTACAAACCAGATCTAATGTTGCTTAACGACCCGCAGGTATTCCCCTGGATACAAGACTATGCGTATGCTCTGACAATGATGAGTATTGGCCAGGCACGTGAAAAGTTTGGTAGTATCGCAGGCCCACAAGGCGGCACTACTCTTAACGGTACAGCACTTAAAGCAGAAGCTAAAGAATTAATAGACAAGTTAGACGAAGATCTTAAAAACTTTGTTGACGGCGGCCAACCATTGACTTGGATAATGGGCTAGTACTTAACCAAACTGCTAGACATAGTAATCTATCTGTAATAAAATAGTATATCAATTAGGAGTTTTCATGAGTTCTATCATCGCCATCTGCGGCTTCATAGGGTCTGGCAAAGACACTGTAGCTGATTATCTAGTTAATTTCCATGGTTACAAAAGAGAAAGTTTTGCTAACAGTCTTAAAGATGCTGTAAGCGTAGTGTTTGGCTGGGATCGTGAGTTACTTGAGGGTCGTACTAAACAAAGTCGCGAATGGCGCGAAACTAAAGACGAGTGGTGGAGTAAACGCCTAAAACAAGACATTACACCACGTTGGGTCCTACAGTATTGGGGCACAGAAGTGATACGCAGGGGATTTCATAACGATATGTGGGTAGCTAGTTTAGAGAACAGACTACTACAGAGTAAAGACGATATTGTTATTACCGACTGCCGGTTTCCAAATGAAATTAAAGCTCTTAAAAACATTGGTGCTAAAGTGCTTAGAGTTAAACGTGGCCCAGAACCAGAATGGTACGAGCATGCTAAGAACTACAACAAAGGTCAAAAACGTATCGGCTGGGCGTTGGGTAAACATGCTCTAGACGATGCAGGCGTTCATGCTAGCGAGTATAGTTGGGTAGGTAGTAAGTTTGATAAGATTATTACCAACGATGGTACCATTGAAGACTTGTATGAGCAAATAGAAGAACTATTAAAAATCGGGAACGAGGTCACCTTGGCGCCAGCCTAGTCCATCTTTGGCTACTTCATATTGGCAGTTAGCACATATAGTTTTTAAGTTGGATCCACTATTATTGTTGAGGTTACCGTCAACGTAGTAGACAAATAATTGCTCCTTGTACTTTGCCTTAAAGCCGCACTTTTCACAGTGCGGTTTCTTTTTGTAACCTGCCTTATGCCAACTAGGTATAGGCGCAGGCTTATTTTTCTTTTTACGAATACAACTATCACATCGAGTCCTATAATATGTCTTGTCGAACAGCTTATAGTTGACTGCACAGGGCTTTTTACCACAAACATCACATAATTTTCTGTATTCCATACCGTATTTAGCTAATAGCAGAGCGCAAACCTTTTAAAGGGCGGCTTAGACCATTGATTTAACCAAATAATTATAAATAGTTTAAAGTAGTAACATTTAAAGAGGAATACTTAACATGGCAGTCTTAACTTCACCTGGCGTATCAGTTACCATAATTGATCAAAGCCAATACGTATCTACACAAGCTGGTACTGTTCCGTTTGTTTTACTTGCTACAGCGCAAGATAAACTAGCACCTGGCAATACGCTAGCAACTGGAACAACTATTGCAAATGCAGAAAAAATTATTACAGTTACCAGTCAACGTGATCTGGTTAATATTTTTGGTAGTCCTAATTTTGAGCTTGACGCGGCAGGTAACCCAGTTAATGACAGTCAGCTTAATGAGTACGGCTTATTAGCTGCTTACTCAGCACTGGGAGTAACAAATACAATTTATGTACAACGTGCCAATGTTGACCTGGCTCAACTAGCAGGTACAAGTACTCGTCCAACAGGTACAGCAACCGATGGTACATACTGGTTAGATACTGCAACCGGTAGTACATCATGGGGGGTGTTTGAGTGGTCGCAAGAAGACGGATTCCTTAACCAACAAGGCAACATCGCAGTAATTACTGATACTGACTATCTAACTAATGGCGTTCCACTGAGCTCATTTGGTTCAATTGGTAATTATGCTGTAGTTGGTACAAGTTCAAGTAATCCTATTTACTATAAAGGCTACGACAACGCTTGGGTATTAGTTGGTAGTGACGGCTGGAAATCAGTAGTACAAACAATTACAGGGTCAGTGGCTAGTCCAACTGTAACTGGCGGTAGTCAAATGATTATTAATGGTAATACTGTTACTGTTAGTGGTACAACTGTAACCTCTGCAGCTAGTGCAATTAATGCGGCAACATTACGCGGCGTAAGTGCTCGAGTTAACAGCACAAACCAATTAGAAATCTTTGTAAATGGTAGTACTATTATTTACAGCAACGCAGCTGGTAACGTCCGTGGTGCAATTGACACTGCTACAAGTACAGCAGACAGACTGCAAATTATTACAGGTAACGTATTCTTAGGCAGCAACGTTGACTGCGCAAGTAATTTAGGTATTTTAAATAGTAACTTAGGCACAGTAAGTGGCGGTGGCACAACATACACTTATAACGGTCCTGCACTGCAATTTAGTAGTTACACAAATCCACCAGCATGGCGCTCAACAGATGTAACAACACGCCCAGATGGTTCTATCTGGTTAAAAACATCAGCAACAGGCAATGGTGCAAGTTGGGCTATCAAAGAATACGATGCTAACGTAGATAGCTGGACACAATTAGCAGCTCCGTTATATGCAACAGATGCCGCTGCAATTATAGCATTAGATCCAGTTGCTGGCGGTGCAGGTTTAGCCGCAGGTACAATCTATGTTAAATATGATACCTTAAGCACAGTTACAACTACATTTAAACCTTACATCAAAAATGTAGCCGGCATATTAACCCTTACTGGAACAGTAGCAGGCGGATCAGCAACATATACAGCCGCAAATAGCTTCCGATTAGACGTAAGTGTACCAGCAAGTGCTTCATTAGCTAACGCTACTGTTACATTAAGTAGCACAACTGCAAGTAGTTTAGTTGCTGATATTTTAGCGGCAGGATTACCCAACATTGCAGCAGGGATTAACGCAAGTGGACAGATCTTCTTGTCACATCTAGCAGGTGGCGTTATTTTAATTACGCAAATTACAGGTACTCCGTTAGCGACAGCAGGTCTACTTGCTGACAACCATGTTCAAATATTATCAGCTGGTGTGACATATCTAGCAAGTCCATTCACACCGTTGACTTACTTCTATGGTGACACTGCTCCATATAGCAACCCTTCGGAAGGTACATTGTGGTATTACAGTGATCCTACAGAAGTAGACGTTATGATGCATGACGGCACGGGTTGGAAAGGTTATCGCAACGTTTCAAACGATGCACGTGGCTATGACCTAACAAACACGGATGCAAGCGGTGTTATCTTAAGTGCTAGTCAACCAACAACACAAAGTGACGGTGCTAGTCAACTGGTAGCAGGTGATTTGTGGATTGACACAGGTGATTTGGCCAACTTCCCAGTACTATATCGCTACAATGGTATTGCATGGAACTTAATTGATAATACAGATAATGTTGATGCAGACGGTATTTTATTTGCAGATGCACGTTGGTCAGCAACTGGTAATGTAAATATTATCACAGACACGATCCCAGCGATTGTTGGATTAACTACTAGCGATCATTTAGATCCAGATGCTCCTGATTACCAACTATATGCACGTGGTACATTATTGTTTAATACACGTCGTAGTGGTTATAATGTAAAATCATTTAAAGCAGACTACTTTACTAGTGCAGAACTAGCCTTAGTTGGTAGTACAGAAGCTGATGCATGGGTAAGTTCTAGCGGTGAAGACCCAACTACAGGTATTCCGTACTTTGGTTACAAAGCACAACGTAGCGTGGTTACAGAAGCAATGAAAGCTGCGATTGCATCAAGCACAACATTACGCGAAGACCAAACACAGTTTAACTTAATTTGCTGCCCGGGTTACACAGAATTGATCCAAGACATGATTACATTAAATAACGATCGTTTAAACACAGCGTTTATTATCGGTGATAGTCCAATTGATCTACCATCAGACAGTACATCAATTGATAATTGGGCTCGTAACGTTAACTTTGCTGCAGACAATGGCGAAACCGGACTAGTAAGCCGTAGTGAATATCTAGGTGTTTACTATCCAAGTGGTTTAGCAACTAACTTAGATGGCAACTCTGTAGTTGTTCCACCAAGTCATATGATGTTACGCACAATGATCCGTAGTGATGCAGTTAGCTATCCGTGGTTTGCTCCAGCTGGTGTACGTCGTGGTTTAATTGATAATGTTAGCTCGATTGGTTATGTTGATCGTAACAATGACAACGTATATGTAAGTATTGGTGTTACAAATGGTCTACGTGATGTTCTTTATAGAAACAGCGTAAACCCATTAACAGTACTTCCGGGCGTTGGTTTAGTTGCATACGGTCAAAAAACACGCTCAGCATCAGCAAGCGCAATGGACCGTATTAACGTAGCTCGTTTAGTAGTGTACCTACGTACAGTATTAGCAAAACTAGCTGCACCGTTTATATTTGAACCAAATGATACTATTACACGTAGTCAAGTTAAAGCGGCATTTGATTCAGTATTTAATGACTTAGTTGCTAAACGTGGTATCTATGATTTCTTGGTAGTTTGCGATACAACCAACAACACTCCGTTACGTATTGATTCTAACGAGTTATGGATTGATATTGCAATTCAACCAGTTAAAGCGATTGAGTTTATTTATATTCCAGTGCGCTTACAAAATACTGGTGCACCTTTAACAATTCAATAATATACGTAGATAATGGGAGAGGCGACTCTCCCAGTTTACAACAGAAAAAATGGTAAATACTATAAAGTATTAAAAGGAAAATAAGATGGCAACATCATCATTAAGCAATTTTACAGTGCCGTTATCAACAAACCAAAGTGCTAGCTCACAAGGTTTGTTAATGCCAAAATTAAAGTTTCGCTTTCGCGTAACGTTCTTAAATTTTGGGGTTACACAACCAAGTACAGAGTTAACCAAACAGGTTATTGATTTTAAACGTCCGCAGGTAACTTTCGACCCAATTGAAATCCCTATTTACAACAGCAAGGTTTATCTAGCTGGGAAACCAACTTGGGCAGAATGCTCATGCAACCTACGTGACGACGCCAGCGGTGAAGTTACTAAACGTGTTGGTGAACAGATGCAGAAACAGTTTGATTTCTTTGAACAAGCTAGTGCAAGTTCTGGCATTGATTATAAATTCCAAACTATTCTTGAAATTCTTGATGGTGGCAATGGTGCAAGTACTCCAAACATCTTAGAAACTTGGGAACTGCAAGGTTGTTACTTATCTGCAGCAGATTATGCCGATAATAACTATGCAACTAACGAACCAATGACAATTGCTCTAACAATTCGGTATGATAATGCATTACAAACACCTACAGGTTCAGGTATTGGTGCTTCTGTAACAAGAACATTTGGTACCGTAATTACTGGTTAATCCAGACGAAAATTAAACTAATACAAGCCCGGTTAAAATCCGGGCTTTTTTATCTCGATAAATAATGTATATAGGATAGGTTATGAGTCAGAATAATATTTGGGGCGATCTGCTCCAATCTATAGCACCAAATCAAAACATACGCGACTTTCAACATGCCGCTCGTACGTTTGTTGACGGCTTATATAGACTAAGTCCCAAACTTAGCAACCTGTACCATGTATTCATCGACCTAAATCAAAATATAGCAGGAACAGATCAAAATAGTCTAATAGAAATGGGCTTAATGGCTAAGTCTGTTAGTCTACCTAAATTTAACGTACAAAACAAAGTTTATAATGCATACAATCGTAAAATGGTACAGCAAGAACGAGTTAACTACGATCCTGTTAACATAACATTTCATGATGACAGTGCTGATATTGTAAGTATGTTTTGGCAAAACTATTTCTCATACTACTATAGAGATAGTGACTACTTAGGCAATGAATCAACATACACTTATGATAGTAAGTACAAACAACGCCAACAGCAAAGGTGGGGATACAGCCCTATGGTAGACGATAAAAATCAACCTTATATAAATGCAATTAGAATTTATAGCCTACATCAAAAGCGTTTTAGTGCATACTATCTAGTTAAACCAATGATTACATCGTTTGCACACGGTCAGCACTCTGCAGGCGAATACACTCCGTTAGAGCATCAGATGACTGTGGCATATGAGTCAGTATTATATGAATCAGGACCAGTTGAAGCAGGCACTGTAATGGGGTTTGATCAAATACATTATGATAATACCCCGAGTCCACTACGAAATGCTGGCGCTGCAATTGGCTCAGTTAGGGGTATTATCAAAGGTATTGAAAATGGTGACTTAGGATCAATAATTCACGGAGGTATAAATGCTGTTAATATTTTAACAGGCAGCAATACACAACTTAAACAAGCACCTGCACTTGATTTGAGTAAAATTGGCAACGGTATCCTTAAAGGTCAAAATCCATTTAGTACAGTATTCGCACCTACTAGTTCGTCAGTGCAACAAGGTATTAAACGTGCTACCGGCGGTGGCGGTTTGATTAACAGATAGGAATAACACTATGGCAATCAACGGAAATTTACCCAATCAAACAAACAACAGTGCAAGTACTAGTGCATATTTTAATAATTTTTACGACTTACCACAAACCACAAGTCCGATGATTAACGATGCCGTAGTTGCGTTCTTTCAAAAAATCACAGGCAATGCAGACACAGGAAAAAACCTGGCCGCAGCAGTGATCTATACAGCACTACAACAAGGCATTGATCCAATGAGTATAGTTGATCAATTAAAAGCCTTAAATGATAAAAATAGATTAAACTCTCCAGAAACATATTACTCACATGAAACTAATGATCAAGCACAGGATGATTATGTGTTTGACAGCCAAACAGGTACCTGGACTACTGGAACTAAACAGTATGCTAAACCAGGACCTAGTACAGCCTGTGCCTATGTAACAGAATTAGATGCCTATCTAATAATGTTGCTTAATTTAAACAGAGTTGGCACTAGCCTATTAGGTATTAGTAACAGTCCTAGAACTAGTCCATATGTAGAACGAATGATCTTAGCATAATGGCCAAGTACGCTAACGGTAAATTTACAATTAAGAATGCAGAAAAGTATATAGGAAAGAAAGTTCCTACGTACCGTAGCAGTTGGGAATTTGCATTTATGAACTTTTGTGATAATAATCCAGCAGTTACACAGTGGGCCAGCGAAAGTATACAAATACCTTATTACAATCCTGTACTGGGCAAACAAACTATCTATGTACCAGATTTTGTTATAGTATATCAAGACGCAGGTAAAAAACGACACGTAGAAGTAGTAGAAATTAAACCCCTGGCGCAGACTACTATGGAAAGTGCTAGGTCAGTTAAAGACAAATACAGCGTGGCAATTAACATGGCCAAGTGGGCCGCTGCAGATGCTTGGTGTAAAGCTAATAACATGCGTTTTCGTGTGGTAACAGAACACGACATATTTAAAAATCTTAAACGTTAATCTCTAGTGTAAATAGTATTACTATGACACAAAAACTATCAGAATTATTTAATCTACCACTAACCGATGATGTTACTGCTGAACAAGCAGAACACACCATTGAAGAAAATCGCGAGATGATCGAAGCTGTTGATCTTGCTATTGACAAGATTGATGCTGCACTACCAATGGTCAGCGACTTAGATACAAGTGATAAAGAATTAGATGAACTAAGTGATCTAGCTAAAGACAAGTTTAACGATTTAATTGATCTAGGTATGAACGTAGAAGCACGCTTTAGCGGACATATACTTGCAACAGCAGGTACACTCTTAGGACATGCTATTACAGCTAAACAAGCCAAGCTAGATAAAAAGCTCAGAATGATTGATTTACAGCTGAAAAAGGCTCGTTTAGACTGGCAAATTGACCAAGCAAGTAAGAAAACAGACGGTGATAAGCTCATTGATGCAGAAGACGGTCAAGGTGTAGTTATTGACCGTAACGAACTACTTAAGCAACTACTTAACAAAAAAACATAGTGTTCTTGATAAATAACACTATAGTGGATCTTTTACAATTATGAAAAACTTTTTACAATATCTTGGTGAAAACCAAAAAATTTATGAATTCCGTATCAAAGTAGCTAACTGCGATCCCGCAGACAAGCTAGACGGACTAAAAATAGGATTAGCTGGTTACGAAGTTGAGAGCTTAGGTGCAATCAAACATCTACCAATCAAAGCTAACGACATTGATTTCCCAAGTATTCAAAACTGCGAAATCTTTTTAATGGATGCTAGTCTTAAATATCCAGTAAACGATGCTCAATTACGTGCTATCGTTGCTGAACGTTTAGGTTGCCCGCAATCACAGGTTGTGGTTGTAGCTAAAAACAATCCAGAAGAAATTTGGCGCTGGAACATTGATGGCCAAAGTGAATTACGTGAATTTAAGAAAGGTGAAGATGTGTTAACACAACCTTTGCCAGAAGCGTCAGAAGACCAAAAAGCTGCTAGCAAGTTCTATAGTGAAGCTGGTACAATTCTTAAAGAATTAGAAAAACCAGCTAAGTTTGAAATTGACGGCACTGACAAAACTGTAGGTGGGGCGAAAGATCCAGCATACGGTAAAACAACCAATGATGTTGCTCAAGGACAAGTAAGTCCAGTAGGTAGCAAACAAAATAAGATCCCAACTACAAATAAAGGACGAGCATAAAATGAGCGACATGAGAATGTATAATATTTTAGGTGTAATGAAAGGCCTGAATGACAACGCAAAATCAGAACAGTTAAACGAAAGCGTTAACCAACCAACAGTATATGAAAATGTAGAGCCCAAAGGTTCTATTATGAATGCTGTTAAAAGCCTAGCAGGTAAATTTGCTAAATTTAACGAATCTGCTAAACCAGACTTCTTAGACCTAGATAAAGATGGCGATAAAAAAGAGCCAATGAAGAAAGCTGCTAAGGAAAAAAAAGCTAAACCGTTTAGTAGCGACGACTACGATGAATACGGTGTACGTCACTCCTCATCTTTTAATCAACCACCTAAGAAAGCAGTTAAAGATAAAAACAATGCCAAAGGTGCGTTTAAAGATATGTTTGGTGGTGACGCAAAAGATCTAACAAGCAAATTAAAAATTAAAGAAGGACAAGGTCCTTACGAGCTATACAATCCTAAACATCCTAAATTCAAAGCTAACTACGATAAATGGTTGGCAAAAAACCCAGGTAAAAAGTTAGCAGACTTTATTGAAGCTATGAAGAAACGTGAACACAGCCTAAATGAAAGTCAAGCAGTTGTTATTGGTGGTAAAGAAGTTGATTTGAATAGTTTAAAATTTGAAAACATACACCAATGGGACGCACCTGATTACGTAGATGCTTATGTGGTAGCGGCAACGTTTGTCGACGGCACTCCACTGTCAGATGATCAAATGGTTGAATTAGAAAGCAAGTACGGCGCTGAAGTAAACACAGCAATACACAATAGTTTACATGAAGGCAAATACGACGAGCCAGAAGCACCTAATGCTGATGCAGTTGCTAAACGTAAACGTCTACAAGCATTAAAAGATCGTCAAGAAGACGAACGTGCTGAGCGTGGTGGTAGCAATACAAACACCCCAATCCGTAAAGTTGCTGGTAAAGCATACGGCGGCGCTGCACAAAAAGATGATGTTAGTGATTTAGATGAAGTGGCACCTCCGGGCAAGAAAGCCGAACGTATGGTTAAACATATTAAGAAAGGTTATGCTAAAGACGGCAAACTATCTAAGAAAGAAAAAGGCATTGCTTATGCTACAGCATGGAAAGCACATAACAAAGGCCAAGTAGAAGAAGGTATTGCTTTTGGTGATACAGTTAAAAATTCTACACCAAAACTGACCAACGTTAAGCCGATGAAACTAAAAGAAAGTCGTATGCTACAAGAAGGCGACTATTTCTATGAGTCAATTGCCAAAGCATTATGTGATAAGAATCCTAATCTAGACACGGCAAGCAACGAATTTGTCACAGCAGTACGCCAAGAAATGGTAGCACAAGGTATTCCACCAAACAAAGCTAGAAACATTCTTTTAATGGATGAAGACTTTTTAGGTGATGTTGCTACATCATATAGCCACTACTGCAAAGAAGTTGCTGAAGATATTCATCAATCAAATATTCCTTCCCCAACAAATGCAG